AAGCCCGGCCTTGTATCGATAAAACTGCCACGCCTCTTTAGCGTACCAACCCAGTTTTTCGTCCAGCTCCTTCGCTCGCTTCAGCTCCACTGCCCGCTCAGTCGCCTCTATATGCCGCATAACCTTTTCGTAGCCGCCGTTCCTCCACGGAGCGCGATCATGAAGCTCCTTCCACATGAGTGGGTTAGACCAGTTTGCGTCGGCAGTTATTGTCGTAACCGGAACCAGACCATAACTTGCTAGCATCCTTGTGTCGCTCTCCTCGAATAGAAGATCGTTCACCACATGCATGGGCAGGTTTAACGGTCGGCGAATGGCCAGTCTGTAGCAACAGATCTGCCTTGACGGCACAACGACCAGATCAGGATCGAATTCATGTAGTTGTCGAAGCCACCAGATTGGCGGCCCCGCCAGTTTGAATCGATTGAGATCGGCAATATAGTTCCGCACTGGCTATTCAGAAAGGGGCTCTTCAAAGTTGACTGAGACTGTGGGATGAATCTGAAGTGGACTTCGAGTTTCGTGGGCGTAGAGGCCGCCACGATTGATGACCTCAACGCTCTGATCGGACTTGGGAAGCTTGGATCGATCCACCAGCTCTCTTGCAGTCGGGATGGCTTCCAGAGGAGAAACGTCATCACCCCACGCCTCTACCCCAAGAAGATATTCCTTCCTCAAGGTGTAGGGGTCCTCGGAGCCCATAACAGGATTCTGCTCCTTGAACTTTCGCGCCTGAATGGCCGAAAACTCGTGCGAGCCAGGAGGGATACTATATTGTCTGCCGTCCCAGGTACCACACAACGTCCTATTTGTCCTGTTCGTCAATTTTACGTAATCCATTACACACTCCAGTTCAGGAAGACTAAGTGGTGGGGGAATCTACATCCCCCACCAGATTAGCATCAATTACCGACCTGCTGGCCGAACCACGACAAGGGCCTGTCCGGTGATTCCATCCAGCCGCGCGCAGTATGCAGGAACTTCCAGGAAGTACTGCTTCCGTACGCGGTACCAGGCTTCGAGCGCGTCCCGAGCCGCCGATCCGGTACCCACAACGCGGAGAACCGATCCGTCTTCGTCCGCCCACTTCCCAGGTTCTGAAACGTATTCCTGGAACTCTGCCTTCTCGGCGTCCAAGAACATCATCACGTCCAGTGGGAAGTCTCGCAGGGCACGAACACCGACCCCGCCAAATGGAATGTCGCCCTGCTGGAACGCAGCCGTACCGGCGTCGGGCTTCATCAGATTGGCGTTGGTATATCGACGGTCGGCATCAGTCAGCTGAACCATCAGGCGACGTGTGCTGTGATGGCAGAGAATGATGTTGACCTTAGCACCGAGCTTCTGGTCCAGAATATCTGCCACACGCTGGATGAGATCAACTGACAGGGCTCCGACTGCAGGCGCAACGTATGAAGAGTACGCCTCGACGTTGGCACGGTTGAGACCAAAATAATTGGCTCGGTACGTGCCGTCATCAACCAGTGCCATCAGGCCCCACCACGCATGCTCGTACGAAGTGTCGAGTACATCGCTGACGTTGCTGTCAGCTGCCTGCACCAGGTAATCATTGTTGGCCCAGCCGGTATAGGTTGCCGCATCGACGACGATTCCACTGCCGTCCGAGACAAAGTCCACAACCTTGCGAATTGAGGTTCGCAGCTGGCCGGTAGCTGGGTTCACTGCGCCAATAAACATGCCCTTTGAGAAGAAACGGTTCCCAAAGTTGTCGTTGGTGATACCTCCAGGAGAATCAACGTCAAGCGTTGTGCCGGAGGGGGATTCATCAACAAGAGCCAACACGCCGCGCCCATCGGAATTCAGCGCAAACTCATCTCGGCGGGAGATGTCGTCGATAAGGTACTGCATCTCGCTCTTACGGGCGGAGATGAACGCACCCTCAGAAGAGGCCGAATCCTGCATAACCTCCCAGGTCATGCGGATACGAGCTATGAGCTTCTTCTGATCGACGAAAAGCCGGCTGTAGCCCTGTTGCCCCGCAGCAGCAAAGGCCCCATCTTCACCGACGAACATGGGCGAGATGTTGCCACTGACATGCGCGAGTTTGACGATTTCGCGTCCCCTGAAGGGGGATTTCACCGTCTTCAGGAGATCACGAAGGGGATTCTTGTTGTTAATGCCCTCTGCAATGCCTTCCTCTATAGGATCTTTCAAGGCGGCATCGTAGGCCTGTCGATCTGCACCTGCCATAGTCACCTACTTAGAAACAGCCGCTCGTGCGGCCGTTGAAAAGGATGCGTCAGGGCTTGGTGCCCTTACGAATCGCATCAAAAACAGCGAAGGCTCGCTGAGCCCTCTCGTCCATGTTCTTTGGCTTGGGCGCCGGTGTCACCTGCGGCGCACCAGAAGGGGTGTCCTGCGGGAGACCGCTGGGAACTCGGCCGGCAGCCATGGCCACAGAAGTTCGACGAACGGGATCAACGAAGTTAGCGGTAAACGCCCTTGCAAGCTCGTCCACAACAGCTCGACTGTTGGTAGCATACCGCTCGGCACGCTCTGGTGAGGACTGCACGTAGCCCAGGAGCGCAGCCTGCAAGTATTGCTTGGCCTCGTCAGAAAGTGGACTGCCAATGGTCTTCTCCACCGAGCCAAACAGATAATCCAATGCCTGGTCCCTATGCTGGTCCCAGATGAATTTCTGCAGGGCCTCAAACTCATCAGCACGCTCCAGAAGCTGGTCAATCCGTTCCGCCCTGGACTCCAGCTTAGAGAGCCCAGGATAGAGATTGCCAAACTGATCTTTAACAGCCTGCACTTCGGGGTTTTGTGGAGGAACGGCCCCGGTAAGAGCCCGGATCTGGTTTCGGAGTGTTTCTACTTCGGATTCGTAGTGTTGCTGAAGCTGAGTGAACAGCTCATGAGCTTGTCGCTCAACCTGCTCTCTCGTTTCACGAAGCCGGTAGGAAGGAACCATCCCTTCGGGCACTACACCTGTCGCTGGTGCCTGCGATGATGCATCTGGTGTCGCTCCTGCATCGGGAGCGGGCGTCCCGGATGTCGCTGGGACTGGCGGTGGTGCTGGGATATCGCTCGCAGCGGGCGTAGAGTTGGAGACGACGGAAACTGGATCGGGCATGTTCGCTCACCTTTAGTATCGCGGGCTAGTTCCGCGTTGGAGCTCTCTTCCGATCACGCCATGCGTGAGGAAGAGAACGATAAATCAGTACTTGATACGTGACTGACGAAACGCTAGGCCGGTCCTACGTTCGGCCCAAGTTCAGCATTGCCACTTGGCAATGTAGAAGGACTACCGCTGTTGGTATTCGAGTTGCGCAGAGCCAGTGCCCCACCGCGCGGAGCCGCTGAAGGTTTGGACGTGGTCTGCGAGGAGGTCGTCATAATCATCTGGAGCGCCTGAAGATCCTGAAGAATGAATTGTTCGGCCTCAGGATGAGCTTGGAGGAGCTCCTTCATTCTATCAGTATTGAGCCACTTGATTCTTTCCACCCAATGAATAGTTGCATCGTGCCAGGGCTTAATCGTGAGGGGATTTGGGCCGCCAGGATTGACGATCCATTGCTCAAACGAGTCCTGCATCTCCAGAGCCCGCTGAACATGAAAGTTCATGGTGGGAGAGAGGTCTGCCAGACCAAAGTTGGTCAGGAGCCCATAGCGCTGATCGGGATCGGCAGGATTGATTAACCTCAGCTGGTTGGCTTGCTCAATGGCCGCTCTCCTGCCAAGAGATGTCTTCGGCATGGTGCTGCCGTCCTCGATCTGAATGGAGACCTGCCCTTGGAGCTGAGCATTTTGAAAGTGTTTGAAGGTATATCCACGATTAGGTCCAACAACAGCCATAACCCTCTCGTTTGGGCCGTACTGACGCTCTAGCTCAAGTGCAACGGCAAACCAATTACGGTAAAGGTTGGCTCTGGACTTGTACACAGACGCGAAACGGGACTGAGAGCGTTCAACAAGAAGCTGCAAGGCCGAGAACGCTTCAACTCCTGTGGGTTTATGCCCCTTGAGAATATCGAAAGTACCGGAGAGCTGCTCAATATCATCCAGAATCTGGCGACGATAGACCGAGATGGACGTAGGAACTTCGCTGCCGGCGATACGCTTGGGCTCAGCGCTGGCTCCGCCGGCAACAGCATCGTAGAACATGACCAGCCCGGGCTCGCCTGAGAAATGATCGATTCCAGCCGTCTTGGGAACAATCCATATGGGATTGGCCATCCTCTGGATAATGAGCTGAGTCAGAGAATCCAGCTGGTTGAGCTGATCCTGCTTTTGAATTAGTGGAGCGATGGCGGAGCGGCCGTAGATTCTTCCTCCAACGTGAGTGTACTGAGCCAGCATGAACGGCCACAGTGCTCGATCTTCGATGTCACGATAGGGAATGGGGCCGGGGATTCCCTCGTGTGGAACCTCCAGCAGGACAGGATCGTGATCGTTGACGACCCTCATAACGATGCCGTGAGGATAAGTAGGTGTAGGTTTGACCCACAACTCGTACTCTGTGATTCCCTCACTCAGCGATCCGCTTGTAAGCCCCGTGTAGGCAAATTGGGTTCCCTGAACAGTTTCACTCAACAGACTGAGTGATTTGAAGATTTGCAATGATCGTTCGTGAGGATTCTTTTCCCAGGTTATCCTGGGAACGAGATCGGGGCGGTTGGACTCAAACCAATGACGATCACGCCAACGTAGCCGAAAGATGTAGGGAATATCGTCAAACCGCGTGAAGTGCTGGGGAAAGGCGTATTCGAATGGACTTAAAGCTGTGGTTTTGCCCCTCCCAAAAGCCTTCCATTCACCCTGAGGCTGTCCATCCGGCCCTATTGCCGGTACAAGCTGGTTCGCGCTCTGACAGGCTGGGCAGATGCCGTTTGTCTCGTTAATCTCTACCGTGGACCCCTGCCAGCCGCATCCCAGACA